CGGGACGTTCACGATCGGCATCGTCGTGAGCCCGTGGTCGTGAGATGGCGGCGCGCTTGCGCTAGACTGCGCGCGGCATGACGGTCACGCTCGAAGAGACAACGACGGTCGCGCTGCCGGGAGGCTTCTTCACGCAGCCCGTCATCGCGGCGCGCTTCGGCGCGCGCGACGGCTACCTGCTCGAACTCGTGGACACGCGCTCGCCCGTGCGCGTCCTGCAATCGTTCGTGTTCCCGATCGCGCCGCAGGCGTACGACCTCTCCGAGCCGCAGGTTGCGACGATCACGCCGACTGAGGGGAACACCATCGTCGCCGAGGAGTACGGCACGATCACGCGCGACATCACGATCTCCGGCACGTTCGGGCTCACCGCGAAGCGCGTCAACGGCTACGAAGGCGCAGTCAACGCGGGCAACGACATCTCGGGCTCGCAGCACTTCTCGATCTTGCGCGCGCTCTTCCGCACGTACAGCGAGCGCAAGAAGAACCCGAACGACGCGCAGTACACCGAACTGCGCTTTCACGCACTGCGCGAGGATGATCACTTCGTCGTCGTGCCCCGCTCGTTCGCGCAACCGCGCAACGCGGGGCAGAACCGACTCCACTACGAATACAAGATCCAACTCACCGTCGTCGGCAACGCGGATGAAGGCACCGCGCGCACGGTGAGCGACGACATCGGGCAGTTCTTCGACGACGCTGCGCAAGCCGTCTCGCGCGCGTTCGCCGACGCGCAAGCGGCGGTGAATCAGATCAATCGTGCCGTGAACACGATCAAGCGCTACGTCGGGAACATCCAAGCGGTCGTGACGCAGGTTGCGGGCTTACTCTCCGCAGTCGGCAACGCACTGCGTTCGCTTTCGGGGCTCATCGAGTACCCGATCAAGCTCGCGGCGACCGTGACCGAGCAAGTCGCACGCGCAGCGGACGACCTTGCGGATGCCGTGCTCGATTCGACGATCGGAGCCATCGGCGAAGCCGTGCGCGATCTTCGCCGACTCGAACGCGCGTGCAATCTCATCACGAGCTTCCCGCAGCGCTTCGCGGACAAGGCGATCAACGCCTACCTCGATGCGTTCGCAGGCGAGCGGCTGCTCACCGAGCGCGACATCGCAGACCGCACCGCAGGCGCGGATGCAGGCTCGCGGCAGCGCGTCGCGTACGGCACCGAGGGGCTCGCGGGCGTGGACTTCCGACGCTACACGAGCACGAGCACCGAGACGGTGGACGCGACGACGACCATCGCGGGGCTCGCTGCGCGCTACGATGTGCCGCCCGAACTCATCATCACGCTGAACGATCTGCGCGCGCCGTACTTCGCCGAGGGCGGCGGTCCCGGCGTGCTCGCACCGGGAGACTCCGTGCTCATCCCCACGGTCGGTGGACGCAGCGCTGCGGTCGCCGCAGCGAACGGCGCGTACCTCTCGCCGGAGGTGCTGCTCTACGGCAACGACCTCGCGATCGACGGCGCGTACTTCCGCACGAGCGGGCGCTTTGACATCGTGGTGGACACGCTGCACGGAGGGCTCGATGCAGCACTCGTCGCAGGCGTGCCGAACGTGATCCAAGGAACTCGCATCTCGATCGAGACGGAGCGCGGGACGACCGCGTACATCCCCGATCTCGGGATTCGCCGCACCGCTGGCACTCCCGGCACGCAGAACTCCGTGCTGCTCGCGAGCGTGTACCTCCGCGAAGCGCTGCTCTTCGATCCGCGCATCCAGTCGGTCACGCAGCAGATCGTGAAGCTCGACACCGACACGCTCTCGCAGGACATCACCGCGCAACTGGTCGGCACGCGCTCGCGCGTGAGCTTCACGCGCCCCTTCGGGCGCGCATCGGGAGGTGCTTGACGTGCCCGTCTTTCGCGCTCGCAACCGCGTCGAGATTCTCCGCGATATGGTCGCGCGCGTCGTCGCGCGCAGCACGATCACGGGGCTCACGCGGAACTCGGTCGTCTATCACATCCTCGCCGCCGCAGCGGACGAGGACGCGGAGACGTACTTCCAACTCGCGCGCCTGCGCGACCTCTTCTCGATCGACCGCGCAACGGGCAGCGACCTCGATGAGCGCGCGCGGGAGATCCAGCCCGCCGTCGTGTCGAGACAGCAAGCGCTCTACGCGACGGGCAACGTCGTGTTCTCGCGCCCCGGCACGTCAGGCACCATCGCGATCCCCGCAGGCACCATCGTGTCCGCGCTGAACCCCACAGGAGGCTCCGTACGCTTCCGCACGACGGCACCGGGGGCAATCCTCAATCTCGCGAGCGCGAGCGCTCCTGTGCCCGTTGTGGCGCTCGTGGCGGGCGCGGACGGCAACGTCGCAGCAAGCACCGTCGTGCAGTTCGGCACGCGCGTTCCCGGCGTGACGACGGTGACGAACGGCGCAGCGTTCACGAACGGACGCGACCGCGAATCGGATGAGGACTTCCGCGCGCGACTGAAAGCGTGGACGCGCTCACTCGCGCGCGGCACCGTCGCAGCGGTCGAGAACGCGGTGCGCGGTGCGCGCTTGCCTGATGGCTCAAGGGTCGTCTTCTCGAAGGTCGCGGAGGATGCGTTCCGTCCCGGCGTCGTGCGCGTCTACATCGACGATGCAACGGGCAGCGTCGAAGCGTTCGACTCGACGTACATCGCGGGCCTCGACACCATCCTCGCGTCTGCGCTCGGCGGCGAGCAGCGCGTGTTCACGAGCGCGCGCCCGATTCGCGACGATGGCTCGTTCGCGCTCTTCGTGAACGCGGTGCCGCAGACGCGCGGCACGAGCGACGTTCCCGGCGTTGACTACATCCTCAACCCTGCGACGGGGCAGGTCACGTTCACCACGTCCAGCTACCCCGCAGGGCTCACGCTCGGCGACGCCGTGACCGCGAACTATCGCTTCTACACGCGCCTCATCGCGGAGGCGCAGCGCATCGTGGACGGCGACCCCGCGCAGCCGACAAGCTATCCCGGCTACCGCGCTGCGGGCATCTACGTGCAAGTGCTGCCGCCGCAAACCGTGCCGCAATCGATCGTCGCGGGCATCGTCGTCGCCGACGACTACGACACCGCGCTCGTCGCGTCGCGCGTGGCGACGGCGATCCAAGCGTACATCAACGGGCTCGACATCGGCGCGGATGTGATCGTCGCGCAGATCATCGAGGAGGCGATGCGCGTGGAGGGCATGGTAGACTTCGCGATCACGAGCCTCTCCGGTTCGGCACCTCCCGTGAATCAGGTCATCCTCGAATACCAAGTCGCGCGCATCTCTGCGGCGGCGATCACGCTCGCGTGAAGAGGTTGCGATGAGCGCGTCGATCCGACTGAACGGCAACCCGACCCCGCTGCAAGTGCTCGCGGGCAACCTCGTCACGCTCACGAACTTCGACAATACGGGCGTGCTCGCGTGGCAGTGGACGCTGCTCGATCGGCCTGCGGGCTCACTCGCCTCGCTCACGGGCGCAGCAAGCTCAGTCGCGACACTCACGCCGGATGTGCCGGGGAGCTACCTCGTGCGCCTGCGTACGTGGCTCGACGCAGGCGCAACGGTGCTCGATGGCGTGAGCACTGCGATCACGTTCGTGCGCTACGTGTCGGTCCCGACGTGGCGCGTGCCCGCAGCGGGCGAGACGACGGAGGTCGATGCGACGCGCGGGTGGGCCGATGAGGTCAACGCGATCATCGACTACATTCAAGCGAATCTCGGCGGCAGCGTAGGCACTAAATACTGGCTCGCGAACACGGACAACATCGTCGTGCCGAACCGCTATCAATACCTCGTGCAAGGCGCGATAATCGTAGACCCCGGCGGCTCGTTGACCGCTGCTCCCGGCGGGCAGATCGTGGTGATCCCATGAGCAAGCTCGCGCTGCTACTGGCAGGGCAGCAGCCCTCGATGACGCAAGGGTCGCAACCGACAGGAGGCACGTAACATGGCAGCAGGCTCCATCCGACTCGGCGCAGGTACGCCGCCCGTCCCGACGCTCGGCGAGGGCGCGCTCTACTTCGACAGCGGCGACGATCAACTCTACGTCATCGACGCTGCGGGCGCGACGGTCGGGCCGATCAGTGCAGGAGGAGGCGGCGCACTCATCGGCCCCTCGACCGCGCTCTTCGTGGATGTGGGCGGCAACGACGGCACGGGCACGCGAGGCGATGCGAGCAAGCCGTTCGCCACGATCCAAGCGGCGGTCGCAGCAGCGCTCGACGGCGATCAGGTGCGCATCGGGTCGGGACTGTGGGA